ATCCTCTTTCAATGAAATAGTTATGGTCAAAAAGAAAATGGTGCCACCGGATTCATACGGAACCGTGAAGGATTGCTCACCAATATCTGAAGGCGTAACCAGTTGTGGTTGTGGGTTGCTTGTGCGGTACCAAAAACGGAATCGACCGAGCGGAATTTCACCAAACGAACCATCACCGAAGCGAATTCGCACACGGTCATTTTCTAGGGTATCGAGTTCATAAACTTTACGCGCATCACCAGTAGCTTGGTTCCCTGTGGTGTCTGTGCCTTCATCAAGAAAGTCAGTGCCATCTGTTGGAAGGAACGCGACACTTTCTCCGAAAACGGTATCCACCTGTTCCCATATAAATTCAACGGCACCCTGAGCATCCAACTGTTCCACAAAGAAGTCATCGTTGTTAATCGACTGTGTGTCGATGTCAAGAATTCTTACAACTTCAGGCTGTACGAATTCTTCTTCTTGAAATTGCATGGTTCCCTGACGCATGTCAAGGAAGAATCCTGTCCCGTTGGAAGAAAGTCCTTTACCGTCAGCCACATAAAAAGCATTATAGGCATTATCAGGATCGGGAGCGAACTCTGATGAACGACCGGTGTCTTTATCCAATCCAGCATTGATGATATCGAATGGGAGAGAAACCCCATTAACCGTTGTTGTGAATGAGTAAGAACCATTAGACGGAGCGCGGCCATTGAATACATATTGTTCTACCCGCGATTGCCCGCTCGTTACCCTAGTAAGGGGACGACCGAATTGGGTACGATTGGTGAAGGCAGCATTCATTACAATGATGAACTGCTCGAAGAAGTCTTCGTTGCGTGGATCGTTCCAAGTAATCTCACGATCTTGAAGATCAATATTATTTGAATCAAATAGCGATTCTGTTGTCCTAATTGATTCGATTCGAACTTTACCAGACGCACCACGCACACGGGAGACTTTGTATGAAACGTTCTGAGCCAAACGGATTAATGAATCCCTTCGTTCAGCAGTTGCAAGGAAGTTCTCTCTTGTGTTAAGGTCTATCCTGAAGGAGATGTTTTGGCTCAACCAAGCTAAAACTTCAACCTTCATGATGAATTCGGAAGAGGCTATCCAGTCGTTGAATTCTTCGGGGAATACATCACGTAGGTGGTCGAGCAACGCTGCGACATAGTTATCGAAGTCGTAAGCACGAAAATCTACGTTTTGAATAGCTTCGTAAATGCGAACCCAGTCTTCTGATACGAACAGGGTGTTTTGTCGTTGTAGTACGCCCATTAGCCTCTAGCCTCGAATACAGCGTGAAAATTTGTGTTCATGTCGAACTCTACCATTTGGAGAGTCGCCGTTAATCTAATTTGGTTCTGTTCGGGGTCAATTTCAACGTTAACCTCCAACGGTACGACTCGGGGGTCTTCGCTGAAGATACGTTGAGCGTCAGCAATAACCAGACCCTCAGTACGAGAGTCAAACAGGTCGAATAGCAGATCATGAATGATAGAACCAAACGAAGGACGGCCTACACGGTCGTCAACACGGGTGTTGAAATGATTGAGCAAATCTTGCTTCACAAGTTCCACGTCAAACAGACGGGTATCGATGCCGTCATTTGCAACAGAAGAAAAACCACGATAAAGAGGTGCCGCCATACTTGAAAATCCGTTATAAGATAACCATATTGTTTAGTCGTCTATGCTATTAACCTAACATGAAGACTATTTACCATCCAATCAGTGTAAGAAATACAAACTATTAAGAACTGGAGAAAAAGATGCGCGACCCAATAAAAACCAGCGACGCTAAAATATTCGTCAAAGGGTATCTACCATTACTAACCGCCGAACAAGAAAGAAACTTATTTGAGTCTTGGTGGGCTACCAATCCGAAGGGGTTTAAAGCCTTCATGGACCCCAAAAACATTACTGTTAAAAAGTTCATGGGTGGTAATGATGACCTGTACTTGACTCGTATTATCATGGCATACAGTCCTGCTATTCGTCGTTCTATAAAAGAACTATCAAATTACCGCATCGAAGATGAGGAACTTTTGTCTGAGGGGTTGATAGCTCTCGCGGAGGCTGCTCGCCGGTACGCACCGTCTGACCATGGTGACGTGCGCTTCGCTGCTTACGCCAAAGTTTGTGTCAAAGGTATGATGCAAGGTTATGTTATGAGAAACTTCTTTCTTGTTCAGTTCTGCACAAATCACAACAAGAAGCGGTTATTTTATTCCATACGGAAACTCATAGCCATAGAACTTCAAACCAAAGGTTCTTTTCAGATGACCAATAAGGTCATTAAGAAATTGGCCGAGGACCATAATCTTGAAGATACTGATGTGATGATGATGTTCCAGATGTTTCAAAAACCTTACGAATCACTAGAACAACCGGCTTCTGGAACGACTGATACCCACGGGGTGGGTGCCACTATTGGTGATACACTTATGGACAAAGGTCCGGGCGCTGAAGAAACAGCCATAATGGATAGTGATATTGCTTTCCATAAAAGCCTTGTGACCGAGGCTATGAGGGTTCTGACGCATCGTGAGAAAACCGTCTTCGTAGCACAGGTGCTCATGGAAAAAGATCGCCAGCGAACGCTAGACGATTTAGGGCTACAATTCCATGTATCCAAAGAACGAATTCGTCAAGTACGGATAGAAGCTATGGGAAAGGTAGACAATGAGGTTCACCGTCTAGTCTCTGAAAAGGGATTATCTGTATCTGATATCCTTCACGATTAAACCTGAGCGAATAGGGTTTCCAACTCTTGCCGACGCCTGCTGCGTAGAACGGATTCTATGCGGGGGCGCGTAGCGGCTGAGCAACGGCTGCACGTGGATAGCTTCATCCATTCCTGTGGGACGCCGGAGAAATCACCAGAGTTTAAATTGCTGCGCTGAATCATTCGGCGCAATGCACCACGTCCACCATTGTAAGAAAAACTCACCATAGCATCAAACTGACCCTGTGTGATATTCGTGCTAACTTCAAGACAAATACCTGTCTCAAATTTCACTAGGTCTTCTCTAAACAACCGGTCCGCTTCTTCCGGCGTGATATTCAACTGACCCTTCGTTCGGTGTAGGTTATCGATGTCGGCTTTTGTGACCCTTCCATTAATAGTATCACCGTTAATGGTATCACCCACTTTAATGAAGTGTCCGTATCCAATTGAGTAGCCATCAGCATCGGTATATGCGTGAGTTCTGAATCCTTCTTGACGATGCAAGAAAGCTATACCTTTTTCGGAAGTTGTGTATGTGCTGCAATCAGCAAATTCTCCTTGTGATAGCGAGTCGAGGTATATCGGTGCTTCTGCCAAATTACTCGTTGCAAATGGTTGAGCTTCGCGGAAGAAATCTTCTTGAGGAAGATTCAAAGGCGTATCGGAAGTTTCGGTGGTTGAACCGGCACGTGAAACTGCGGCTGGAGATTCGTCCACAAAACCACGGGTTCCCGCTGAAGATTTACAACGTTCTGGCCATGGTTGATGTTGTGGTACTGACATTCCGTTTAGTGTATCAAATACTGCTGGAGGTTCCTTACAGTCCTTAACTTCTTGGTCTGTCGGAACACGGAATGTCTGTGCCGTAGTTGGTAGCACGGGTGCTTCTGTTGATGCAGCCGAGCCTGCCGTAGCAGCTTGAGGTCCGTTGAGTTGGATATTCGGTGAACCGGTCATTATAATATTACTACTATTCGCGTAGAAGGCTAGGTCTGGGGCTGTCCATGCGCCCGAGCCACCAGCCAATAAATTCATGGCAGCACCAGATTGTATATTGACCGTGGCACCAGCATTCAGATTAAGATTGTTCCCGATACTCATATCGAAACCACTATCAATTGTCCAATCAACGGTGCCGAAATTATGGATAAAGGTAGGCATCGGTGCGCCATCACCCCAACTGGGACTATCGTCGTATTTCAAATCCTTCGGAGGAAGATCGTTCTTACCGAGTTCCCACTTGTTCTGTCCCTTGAGCGTGAAGTTAGTATTGCGACGAACTTGAAGATTCAAATCACGTTGAGCATCGATATTAACATCTCGGTCGGCTGTTAGATTAACGTCCATGCGCGAGTGAATGGATACGCTATCCTCTGCGAAGATATTAATCTTTCCGTTGTCAATCATCTCGATCCATACATTACCCTGAGCGGTCGTAAGATAAATGAAGGGTTCATTACATCGGTCGGAGAAGTACAACTGAGAACCCGCTGACGTGCGTATACGGATGCCTTGGTGATCGGGGTG